ACTGATAGCATTCATGCCCTCTAAGAACATTTTACTAGTAATTTCGCCACTTCTTAACGCCGCGTCAAAATCAGTAATACCCCTTGTTGCTGCAAAATATGCTTCTAATTGACCGCGCAATGCACCGTCAAGTTCAGCAAACTGCTGGTTAAGTTCTTCTGACTGAAGTCGACCCTTACCCATAACCTGAGCAAAAGCTTCGATGTATCGACCAGTTTGCTCTGTACTCAGGCCAAGCATCGTAGTGCGAGCTGAAATACTTTCAATAGCAGTTTGAGTGTCGCTTAGACTGCCCCCAGCTGCCTGAATAGCAGGACCAAGCCTTTTCCATGCTGTTCCAATTTTACCTAGTGTTTGACCATATGTGAGAGAAGTCGCAATAGCAGATTTTAGAATAGCGTCTTGTCCTTCGGCAGATACTCCAATGTTTTCAAAAGTAAGCTTAAAGGCTTGAATTTCTTTCTGCCTTTTCGCAAGCTGCCCCATAACAGAGTTCAAGGTCTGGACTGCTTGCACGGCAGTGGCAACACCCATAGCCACTTGGTTGAACTTGTTGAGCATGCTTATGGCTTTACTCCCTGTTGGCTTGCCTTCGGCCATATCAATCTTTCGACCTAGCTCGTCAACTTCTGCTTGAGCAGCCTGCCATGCCGGATTAACAATGGTGCGAATTGTCATCCCTAGGACTTTTGTTTGATTGACAGTCCGTACTATAGCATCGCGTTTTTGCCTTGCTGTATTGACTTGCTGCCTAAGAGATGTTAGGCTGCTTTTATGATAGCGTTGCTCTTTAGTTAAAGCGTTTAAGGTTTCACTACTAAGTTGTTTTCTGAAGCCTTGGATTTCCTTGAAACCACTTTTTCCCCAGTCCCATTCTGGAACCATTTCTATTTTTACTCTTGAATCTTTTGAACTTTTCCCTAAGAAATTTGACAGCTCCCCATTCAGCTGTCGGAACATCTGCTCGTTGCCTCTGTTGGCAACTCTTGTCATTTCTTTTATTTTTCGTTCAACGTAATCTACGCCACCATCTACTTCTGAAACGTCAGGTGTTAACCGAACAGTTACTTCAGCACTACTGCTACCACCTAGACGCTGACTCATTGTTTACAGAATATGCTGGCATAGTTTTCCATAAAAAAGACCCCTTTCGGGGCCTCGCGTGTCTGCCTATAAGAATCACGGTTATAGGTCTTATGAAATGGTTGCAATACTTGCAGTAGCAACACCAGGAGTTCCAGCAACTTCTGTAATAGTGATGGTTTCTCCAACTGCATAGCCATCGCCACCAGAGGTGATGTTGACTGCAGTGACGTCTCCGAAGGCGTCGGTGTCGACAGTTGCCGTAACCCCCACACCAGAGCCGCCTGAAATAGTAGCGGCGGCTGCTGTTTCGTCTGCCGTAAAAGCAGTTTGAGTGGTAAGAGTATCGACGGTTGCGATTCCTCCTGTCAGCTAAGCAAGCTCAAGCTCGGGGCGACCATAGCCAGCCAGGGTGCATTCCCAGGAGACGATAGAAGCGACTTCGTTGGACTCGTTATAACCCTGCAGGGTGCCGTAGCCGTAGATTGTTTCAGCAATGCCAGTAGGGCCGACACGCAGGAACTTCACCTTTAGGTTGTCCGCAACAGTATTTGTCTCAGCTAACCGCAAGAACTTGTAACCGCTATCACCGAAGTCAGCAACGCCAGCAAGAGAGATCGAGAAAGCTTTCGTGGTAGCCTGAGCCTGGTTGAAACCCTTGGTCTCATCATCGTAGGTGTAGATGTCTTCAGAGCTGGTGTCGCTTTCGTAAGAGGCAGCAGTCAAGCCAGCCAGGCGAATAGGTTCCGAAGCGCCGTCAAGGACATAATCGACACCGCCCACAGTGAACTTAGGAGCTGTAGAGGAAGTGCCAGGCAAGTACACAACGTTTTGTCCACTGGCGGTGATCAAAGAAGTTGTATCAATAAAACCAGTAGAAGGAGCGTCTCCGGCAGTGACGCCATTGTAAGAAACGTCAACAAAAGAAGACTCGAGAGGAACGATGTAAAAATCGTAGCCAAATGCGGCGTTGTAATTAGCCATTAAGTTTTGCTAGTCAGGTAGAACTAGGACAAAGGACAAGGTTTGGCGGGCTTGCCCCCACCTATAGATATACTGCCTAAGGTGTTAAATTAGCTTGTTAAGATGGGCATGTCAGAGGGTATCTCGACGGCTGTTTGGACCATAGCCCCGATGCCATCTGCAACGGCAACAGTCTCGTATGACTTGGATCCAGAAAACCTTTTCAGAGCTTGCATGGTAGCTTGCGTCATGTCGTCACCCGTGGCAGGCTCCCAGCAAATAAGAAACATTGTCCAGGTTGCGTCGATATCAGCATCGCTAGTCAGGTAGTTTTTTCTTTCCAAGTTGGCGACATCGTGAATAATTACCTCGACACCAGTCACGGTATTAACAGAAGGAAGCTCGCGCCCAGGAGTGACAATACTAATAGCAGGAGCCGTCTGACCAGCCTTGAACTGATACTGGCCAAGATGTGACATGAACTCAGTGTCTGCCACGAGCGTGTCATAGATCACTTTTGGAGTTGTAGGAAAAGACTGAACCACGACAAGCTTTCGGCGCAGTCTAGTATGCCTTTCAGGTAGACTAAGCCAACAACGCAAGTGACTCCATGATGCTAAAACCTTCGGATCGTTTCATTAGCGTTGCAATCATCATCCGATGAGCAGCGTAGCAAAAGTACCGCTCTACGAGCGTCCATCTGACTACGTTTTTGACATGACTACTTTAAACAGCGCGGATGCTAAAAGGCTTTGGAGAGCAGCGATAAAGGAAGCTTGGAATAATCGATGCGCTTATTGTGGCGCTACGCCAATCACGAATAACTCTCTTACGATCGATCACGTCCGAGCTAAAAGCCGTGGCGGTCAAGATCGTACCAGCAACGCAATTCCGGCCTGCCGAAGTTGTAATCAAAAGAAAGCAAGCCTTGAATGGGTTGCCTGGTTTCGGCTTCAGCCGTTTTACAGTATAGTTGCTGAATGGCGAATCCGCGAGTGGCTTCGCACAGGAGAAGTTCCAGCTTTTGATTCCGACGAAGAGACTGCTGCCTGGTTCAACAGTATCCTTAGCGAAGCTGCCTGAGCTCTATGCCCTCAACGGCGACAACCTTTGTGGGCATATCTTCAACGACAAGCTCTACATCTATTCCACAAGGGCTTGTAAAGCGTTGAACGCCTTTCGCCTCCTCTCTGGCTATAAGCATGCCTTGGTAGCCGTCCTGAGTCCTCGAGGGGGCTAGTAAGATAGCGTTTTCAGAGAACAGGGCAGGAACAGGAGGAGCAACCCCGCCACTATTTGACGCAACGTCTTTATAGCAAAATAAAGCCCAGGAAGGCAGCTGTCTGTTTTCGATAAGGTGCATATAGCTCGAAGAATATCGCAAGCCAGGACCATTTCCGTCTCCCGGCTTTTTGTAAACGTAAAAATCTTCAGGAATGTAGGGTTTTGTCTTCTTATCTCTGTTCAAATTAGCCGTCAAGCAAGTTAATGCAGCAATTGGCTTTTCGTAGTTATTTAGCTTGGCAACCTTAAGGTCTTGAACTTTCCTGTAAGCGATGTAAACATACTCGGACGGCAAATCATAAAAGTTCTCAATCTGAAATTCGGAATCTCCCGGAAAAAAAGTTTTTAACTCCCAGAAAATATCAGTGATTTGAGCGATGCCAGACTCATCGCTGCCTACTTTTTTTCAGCAGCTTCGATTCCAACGGTTACTACTTCTTCTTCTTCTTCTTCAAGGCCCAGCTCACGAATCAAACGCTCATTGCTCTTAGATTCTTCTCTATCATACAAATCTACCAGTTCTGTAACAAGGTCTTCGTGTAAGTCGTTAACCTCTTCCGCCTCGATATCACCGTCAATACGATAAAGCAAAAGGCAGTAACACTTCATGATACGATTCATTGAATCTTGTTGAATCATACTCGATAAGATCGAAGACAACTCTTCGCTAAACTTTCCCCAAATTTTGGCAGCTTCTTCACCATTTTCATTCTGAAGTGCTTTATTGATCAAGTTGTAGGCTTCTTTAGTGTCAATCCCTAGCTCTTTAGCGACATCCCTTGACAGCGATAGCAAGCTTCTCAAAACCGTGTCATTGGACGATTGGGACTGCATAAATGCTTTTTCGCCTGCAGTTAAATATCCTTTGCGAACGATTTGGATCGTTCCCGAATCCTCTGTTCCAATGGTGACAATTTCAGGCTTTCGGCGAGGTTCTACTACAAAAGGAAGTTTTGCCATGAGCTTTTAAAAATCGACATAGTATGCCAATCACACCAGCTTCCTAATTTCCTCTCCAAAATCAAATCTTGGAACAGGACCGCCTCCGTAAATTGTCGAGGCAACCCAAGGCCTGCCGGGCAGGTAAACGGGCCTGGCGTTTGAATTCCCATAAGGAAGAATGTAACCTCCATCATGAACTAGGCTGGCATATGGAGCTCCGTAAGTCACAACCAAAGATAATCCTTCAACTGTTACGTTACCTGAGTTTGCTAGCCTGCCTTTATCGTAAATGTCCCTAGCCCCTCCAGAAGACCATGCCCAGACTGAAGACTTGATCGCTACTTTCAATGCAGTCTTAAGCTTGGCTGCCATCGTATCCATTATTTTCCTGATTTCTTGCTCTCCGATTGTCTTCACCTCGGCTGCAATAACTTTTGAAAGATTTACATTGGTTACGATACTCGCTCTAATGTAAATCATAGGAGGAGGAGGAACTAATACTGGAAGATCTACGCCTACGGCAGACAAGGGTGGACGCGGCGCCTGCCCAGTAGCTGCCGCAGCAAAACCAGTTGCTTTTACTTTTGTTTTAACTTGAGGTTTACGCATGATTATGACTGAACTTCACCGCCAGTTAATTGAATCTGGACTCCGCCAATTTCAGAGTAGATGATACCATCAATTCCCTGGCCTCCAAAAACGCCACTAGATCGCTCAATTTTGCTATCAGGCATGATTGGGTCATCTCCGAACCTGAACTGGCACCTGGTGGCCGTAGAGAGCCACGTGTACTGTGTTAGAACCTGCTCCCATACCAGCGCAGACTCGTCAGAGGTCTCAAGGTCCCACGAAGAAGGTACTTGGACCCAATCCAAAGCATAACCGCGATAGAAAAAAGAGTCACCAGAAGCCCCAGGCAGCATCCTGCCGTCCAATTGAGAAGGAATAGGGACAAGCTTAGAACCTGATGAGACACCTGAATATTGGATTCTCTTAATAAACAATTTCACCAGATAGCTGTCCCCAGCAGCTTCAACCCACCTGCCATCAACCAAGGAAACAGCTCCCTGGTTTGGCACCAGAATACGAGCATTCGCATAAGGCAGTATTCCGATGAAGAAGTCAGCCTTTTGTTAGAGTATCTGAAATTTGACGAAACGTCTCCTACCATGGTTCGTTGGATCAAAAGACCAGCCA